AAATAAGCAAGGTCAAATTATCGGTAGATAGGGTGAGCAATGCCAAAACGAGGGCACAAGGCTTACTGCCTAGAAACACCACAGGCAAGCAAGGGCAACGGAACGGAGAAACATCAAGCCCCTTCCTCTACCGATACCGCAACAAAAGGAAAAGGAAATGACTTATTACGAAACAAGCCGCCCCGATTGGGGAATGGACGAAATGTACAGGCGCGAAGAATTGCGAGACGCAGAAATTGCGATCGAAGAAAGCCGAGAAGATGACAACAGGAAGAATTTTGAATTATTCCATGCACGAATCATGCACCACGTCATCAAGGAAGCATACGATTTTCGCAAATACGCAATCGAATTTGGCGACTTGGAATACTCGCAGAAAGATGGCGATTGGCAAACCTACTTGTTAGACGGCGCGGAATTTCTCGAATTGAGTAGCAACAAGTACGAAAACGAAGAAATTAAAGACGCGCTGATTTGGGCAATTAAATCAAACAACCCTGATTTACGAGTAAGCAAAATCGACGAAATGGCAAACCAATGGAAGGAAGCTGCATGAAAGCATTGACCCAATACCTGACAGACGAGGCGAAGCAGGCAAGGCGTGAGTTTATGCAAAAGGTCATCGCCCTGCCATTCAACCCAAAAATCAAAGCCATGCCGTGCAACGCCGGAGCGAAGCACCCTGACATCATGTTAGGCAATGCCCGGCTGGTTCTCTTGAGGCACTTCAATGAGATGGTTTCGAGGCTTGAGCGCAAAACCGACCACAGCCGCGCGGTATTAACTGCCGCGCAATACGGAATCTTCGACATCAATCAACTTTCGCAGTAGGTAAAAAAATGAAATACGCAATCAGAACAGTTTTAGCCGTGTCAGCCATCACGATCGCGGCTTGTAGCTTTTCCGGCAAAACCGAGAAACCAGTAGAACCGGAAACAATCAGCCAAGAAGCTCAAATTGAGCAGACATACGAAGCCATGCCGGACGAAGTAAAGGTCATGGGAGACGCAGAAGTAGGAGGTTGTAAATGACAATTACAGTTACCAGCCTTGTAACGCGCCATATAAACATCAAGCCCAAAGGCATTAGACACCAGCAATCGCCAAGCGTACGAACGAAGCGTGAGGGCAAGCATTGGATTGTATGGCGCGAAATTGAAAGCTTCTCATGCGGACAACCACTTATGCACCCTCAAGCCAAAATCAAGCGCAAACGAGCCGACGAAAAGAAATTCCGCACAATGGAAGAGGCGGAGCGGTATTTGAACTTACTTATGAGTGGTGGCTATGAAAATTAGATGTTCATCTATTGCCGACATCATCGGCAAGCCTAAAACCAAAGGCGAAACCATCACAGAAACTGCTAAATCCAAACTGATTGAGATGGCGAAGCGTGAATTATTCGGCTTTGAATCTTTCGATGGCAACGCCTATACCGAAAAAGGCAATCTGATGGAAGAAACCGCCATCAAATACAGCGGACTGGTTCGCGGCAAAGATTATCAAAAAAACATCGAACGGCGCGTCAACGACTGGCTGACTGGAGAGTGTGATATTTACGACCCGGACGACCGCCTGATTATTGATACAAAGTGTTCATGGGACATCGGGACACATCCGTTTTTCCGCGAAGAAGCTGAAAAGAAAGCCATTAAAGCAGGCTACGACTGGCAAATGCAAGGCTATATGTGGTTATTTGATTGCGACCGTGCCGATATTGATTTTTGGCTATTACCAACGCCCGAAGATTTGCTGAAACCGTGGGAAGACCGTGAAAAGTACATCGGACTAGTGGAATCAATCCCGATTGAAAAACGCATCACAACCGTTACCGTAATGCGTGATGAAGAAAAAATCGAACTAATTAAAGAGCGCGTAACAGCCTGCCAAGACTACTACGAAACGCTTTTAACCCAATACAGATAAGGAACTTAAAAATGAGTATCGCCCAAAACCAAGCAGTAGCACTTGCCAAGCAATTCAACATCCAAGGCGACCCACAGGAGCTTGTTGAAACGCTAAAAGCAACCGCTTTCCGAAGCAATGCAACAGACGCGCAATTTAATGTCTTGATGATTGTAGCAAACCAATACGGATTGAACCCTTTCACAAAAGAGATTTACGCGTTCCCCGATAAAAACAACGGAATCACGCCTGTTGTCGGCGTGGACGGTTGGGCAAGAATTATCAATGGCCATCCGCAATTTGACGGCATGGAGTTCACATCTGACGCGGAAAGCTGCACTTGTAAAATCTACCGCAAAGACCGCAACCACCCAACAACTGTAACCGAATATTTGGAAGAGTGTAAACGCAATACGCAGCCATGGAATAGCCATCCGCGCCGTATGCTTCGCCACAAGGCAATGATTCAAGCCGCGCGTTTGGCGTTTGGATTTGGCGGTATTTATGACGAGGACGAAGCGGACCGAATCGAAACAGCAGAAGCCCCTAAAGAACAAAAGAAAGACCATGAGTTAGACAGCCTGATTGCAGATGGCGAAGCGGCGGCTAACAAAGGCATGGAAGAATATAAAAAATGGTTTTCCGAACTTGGCGCGACAGGCCGTCTGAAAATGGGAAGCGAGAATCACGAAAGACTTAAGCAAATCGCTGAAAACACCATCGAAGCCGAAGCCGTAGAAACGTCAAAGCCAACACCAACCGAAGAACAGTTCGCGGCATTGATTGAAGCAGTATCGACAGGGGTAAAAGAGATTGTCGAAGTGCTGGAACAATACGCACTGACAGAAGAACAGGCGGCGGAAATCAACGCCCTGTAAGGAGTAGTGATGTTTGCCGTTTTCGGTAAAGTCCGCGCCGAAGAAGAAAAACGGCGCAGGCTTGTTTATGACAAATTGCAGTCGAAGTGGTACGAGGACAGCAGGCAATGGAAGCGGTTGAGTAACAGCCGCTACCAAATCAGCCCTGAATATTCGTCCATAGACACCGCAGAAGAGTTTATCAGGCTGTCTAGCGGCAATCCTGACATCCATATCGTAGGAATCAGGCAGTCGCATGAAGTGGACGGGAAGACCGTCTGGAAGCCTGTCAAATCAATTTTAAAAGGAAATAAAAATGCTGAATAAAGTAATCCTCATTGGCCGCTTAGGCCGTGACCCTGAAACGCGCTTTATGCCGAATGGCGAAGCTGTCTGTAACTTTTCCGTAGCCACTAGCGAAAAGTACACCGACAAAAACGGAAAGCGCCAAGAGGCCACTGAATGGCATAACGTGACCATGTACCGCAAACTGGCAGAGATTGCAGGGCAATACCTGAAACAAGGCAGCCAAGTGTACATCGAGGGCAAAATCAAATCCCGTAAGTACACCGACAAGAACGGCGTGGAGCGCACGGCTTACGACATCATCGCCAATGAAATGAATATGTTGGGCGGTAATGCACAAACACCAGCGCAAAAACCACAGCCAGCACAGGCACAAGATGATATTTCGGACGACGTGCCATTTTAAGGAATAAAAAAATGACTGAATATATTTTCAAAATTTCTGCCGATGATGTAGGCGTTGACTTAGAAGCACCTGATATTAACCCAGTACATGGCGATAGCGTACCTGAAAAAATTGCTTACTTATCGGCGGCATTAGTATCAATTTTTATTAATGATATTTCCAAGCATATCAAAGAAAACCCAAAAGGTTTTATTGTTACTGCTCAAACCATGATTAATAACGCAGAGTTCCTAAAAGGGAAAGCAAATTAACCAACCACAGGCATACGTCCACCCAAAAAACCTGAAGAATAAGGATTTTCAAAATGAAAGTAACAGTTTATAAGCCAGTCGAATTAGAAATCCATACCGTAAAAATCGAAGTTGAATTACACGATGATGTATCAGAAAGCTTGGCGAAACATTTATTTAACGATGATGGCAAACTTGACTTATTAATTGAAGTTGATACAGGTAAGGTTGTGTCTTGGCAGGGAAGTGAGCCGGTTAATATCCATGACAAGGTTCGTGATAATGGCGTTTACACTTTGTTTGGTTCCGATGGTTTAGAAGTAGTAAAGATTGATAACTACTCCGTCCCGAATAATTTAATTCCTGGCGATTATGGTGATTACATCAATCTTGAGATTAACTCAGACGGTTTTGTTACCAACTGGCCAAAATATCCAAGCGTTCTTGAGTTTTTCCCTGAAAAAGACGACTAATCCCGACAGGCAGACGGCCTAAAACGTCCGAGCCGTTGAGATGACGGCATCAACAAAAGGAAAAGAAAATGACAGCGATAACAGCTTTTAAAATGTCAGTGATGCTTCTTTGGGGCGCAATTTTAATAAATTACGCATTACTTGTTTATAACGTTCGCATTAAAAAGCAAAAATTTTCAGAAGCGGTAAAGTGCTTATATCCATCAGTATTTATGATTTGCGCCTTTGGCTTCGGTAATTTACTGATGTGGACGTACCTGCTCACAAGCGGAATCATCACGATTAAATAGAGGTTATTATGAAAGCAAGCGAAATGCAAGCTGCGCGTAAGGCGGCGAAGAGAGAACAAGCTGTCAAAAAATATGCACGAGATAATATCGGCAATCAACGCGCCGACCGTAACAAACTGGCAAATATTGCCGTCATCCAAGTGCAAAACAAGCTGTCATTGCGAAGCGGCGCACCTCAAGACTTAGACAGCAAGCTGACCGAAAACATTAAAAATCTCATGCACTATCAGGTATTGGTTTACGAAAACGACCGAAGCAGCGTAACCGTGTTTGAGAAACTGATTCGCGCCATGCGTGTTGTTGCTTGTATTTACTCAGACAGCGACTTGAGCAAGACAACAAACGAGGCACAGGCCGCGATTGAGCAGTTGCAAGAATCAGACGACCTGTCGCCGAATCAACGCCGTGAGATTCTGAAGCCAGTGCTTCGTCTGACTGAATATCAGGAAGCATACGGCGAGATTATCCCAGAGCGTACCGTTTCAAAAATCGGCCTGTATTGTGCGAGCGTACAAATCGCACTGTACACCGCGAGCCTATACAATCGCAAGAAACGCTATATTCAGGCGTTATTCGACATCATCAATGGCGAATCGTTGCGAGCTATCGCCAAGAAGATAAACGAAAAAGAAAACGTATTGCGCGAAGAAGTATTAAATGCCGCCTGGCATTTCTTCCGCGTGGCAGAGTGTAACAGTGCCGTTCAGCCGGTAAGCAGTATCCCTGAATTACGACAAGACGGCTACAAAGTGCTGGCAGACTTTGACCGCCTGAAAGATTTTATTCAGACGGCCATGCAAAAAATTCTGATTCCGTTTGAGCAAAACACGGGAATCAGCCTAATTAATTACAACCAATTCCGCAAAGATTTGGTACAAGCGGAAATCATATAAAAGGCATAAGAAAATGAAGCAGCGAGAATTTACATTTAAATATAAGTTCGGCGGTAAAGATTGGGTGGCATCTGTATTTGCCGACAGCGTTGAAGAAGCGAAGCGGAAGATTCGGGCGCAGGCTGCGGCGGTTTATGAGGGCGAAGTTGTGGCAAGGTTGCCTGTGTTGTGTGGGGCTTCTTTGTTTAAGCGGTTTTTTAAAAGATAAGGAGTTATAAAAAATGGAAAATGGGATTTGGCTGAATAATCCACGCATATCAGACTTAATCAGGCGATTGGAAGACTTGAAGGCAGAGCATGGCAACTTGCCAATAACTCACGAACCTCTGCGGGGTGGAGCTGTGTTTGCCGATGTAATGGGATTTAAAGTTGCCTATATTAGACCTAAAGAAAAACGTGAACGAACATGGTCTTACCGTATCGGAGCAGCCCAAGAATGCGATTTGAAGGTAGTGAAATTTTAAAAGGGGAAAGATGAAAGCCTACAAAATCATGAACTACTAGCCATGCGCCGGCGGCTAAATAACTACCAATCCGACCCCTCTGAAAATATTCAAATTCGAAAGGGAAATTAAACGATGGCAACAGTAAGCATCCTTATCAGCGACCAACCGGACGGCCTGTTTATCAAGCTGACCTCGGACGAACCAATGCCGAAAGATGGCGAAGACTGCGGCAGCATTGCCCAGAACGCAGGCCTTATCTGCCTAGCAATCCTTAAACGCGAAATGCGGCAGATAACAGGCAAAGAACCAGTTTTGATTGATATCCAATAACCCGCGCAACAACTACCAATCCGACAGGCGGCGGAAATACCGCCTGATGAAGATTAGAAAGGGAAGAAGATAATATGTACCTCACATCTCAAGAATGCGCCGACCTACTACACGTTAAACGCACAACATTCGTTAATCAGACGTGTAAACAGGCAGGCTTTCCGAAGCCTTTTGTCATCTCGCCGCGTAAATTCTTATGGCCGGAGGCAGAAGTACACGAATTTATTCGCCGCCACCGTCAGAAATAGAGAAACCGCCGTAACAGGCGGTTTTTTTAATCCAGTAAATCAGCAAGTTCGCCAATATCAGGGTTATAGTACACATTCAGCAATATGCGTAAATCCTTATGGCCGCTGATTTTAGCCAGTTGCATAGGCTCAACCCTAGCGGCCATTCGTGTCAGGGCTTTATGGCGCGTATCGTGGAAATGGAAGCCATCAGCCCCATCAACCTTCACCCTCGCACGTCTGAACATCACGTCAAGTGTGTGGGAGCTTATATCAAACACAGACCCACTCTCAGACCGTGGCAGTCTATCCAATATCGCCATAGCCTTTTTAGACAATGGCACGTCTCGACTGCTTCCGTTTTTTGTCATCGGCAAATGCACCACGCGCCGGGATAAATGCACATCATGCCAATTCATGTTACAGATTTCCCCGGCACGCATGGCCGTCTCAATCGCAAACAAGACAGCCAAGCCGATACGCTGTTTTACCGTGATTATCGGCACGCCGTCAGCTACACCAAGCTCACGCACAACAGCCAAGACAATATCATCGGGCGGTATGTAGTTTCGCGCCTTGCCCTTGCCAGGCCGTCTGATTTGCAATAAAGGATTTGACGGCAAAAGCCCCCATTCCTTGACCGCCATTTGACAGACGGCCGACAGTGTTTCAAGCTCACGTCTGACAGTGGCTTCTTGCACTTCTTTTTTGCGATTATCGCGCCATTGGGCAAAATGATGGGGGCGCAAATCGCTGACTTTTATATCGGCCAAATCGGATCGTAACGCACGATTCAGCCGGTATGTTTCCGCCCTATTACCTCGCTTCGCTGGCGTGATTTCATCACGGTATCTGGTCAGCAAATCGGCAAAATATAGGCTTTTGGGCGCATTTCCCTGTACGCCGTCCAAGATTGCCGCTTCAGTCCGCGCCGCCCATGCGACAGCATCAGACTTTAGGGTAAATGTTTCTGACTTGGTAACGCCTTTTAGACGGACTTTGACTCGATATTTTCCGTTGCGCTTTTCGATGGTTGCCATTGGTATATTATTGGGACAGTGAGGGGACACGGCATTATATGTTATAATCAATCCTAATC